AGATAGCCACGCCAGATGACAGCGATTTTTATATGGAAACGCCTTCTTTGCTCTCTGCCGTAAATCCATTTACCAGCGATCAGCGCGTTCAGCAATCCAGGCAAGCAGCTTTCCGCATAGATAACTCCCTGGGTAGTTTTATCGCCAGCGCTCCGTTCAGCCAGTTTGACCGAGTTGACGGCTATAACCCGTTTGATAATGATGCCGCAGATATTAAAGGCTATGAGGACTTTGCTGATTCATTTATCAACTCCGGATCGCCAGAGGAAACTCTTGCTATTAAGCACCGCATAGATCAGCAGAAGGCGGACAGGGAATATCTATCCGAGGTCGGAGGCGCAGGAACGATTTCAAGTCTGGCAATGGGAATGATTGATCCGGTTAACGTCGCTGCGATGTTCATTCCTGCCGGAGCCGTGGCCCGCGGCGGGAGCATAGCAGAAACAGCTGGGCGCTTTGCCTTAGCTAACGCCGCAGGCGGAGTTGCGTCAGAAGCGTCATTGCAGGCGACGCAGGAAACAAGATCGGCGATGGAGAGCATTTCAAACGTAGCGGTTGATGCGCTTGTTGGCGGTATTCTTGGCGCTGGCGCACAGGTTCTTGCAGGGCCCGCTCAGCGCTCCGCTGTTGCTAATGCCATTGGTGAAAATTTGCGGGGCATGGACTCTCCGCAGAGCATTGGCGCCGCGCAGGTGTTCAATACGACGCTAGATCAGGAGCAACTAGCTGGGCTTGGTCTCGCAAATAAAACACTCAGCGTCACGCCTGCTGGCCGGCTGGCTCAGTCTCCATCACTGGTTTCCCGACAGATAAACCAGCAACTGGCTGAGAATAACTATTTCTTTGCCAAAAATGACGAAGGCCTAGCTACATTTACGGCAGCAGAAACAAAGATTAAGCAATACGATGCCATGCTCTATAAGCAGATGGAAACCACCCGAGACGCTTATCAGCAGTACAGCAAGTCCGTCAGCGCCAGCGGTGCGAAGAGGATGAACTTTGTAGATTTCAATGAGGCTGTGGGCATGGCTATGCGCCGCGGCGATCAGAGTGATATTCCTGAAGTGGCGCAGGCGGCCGCCAGTATTCGACCTATTTTCGAGAGCACAAAAGCCCGTATGCAGGAGCTTGGGATCCTTCCGGAAGATGTCGATGTTGTGACGGCACAAAGCTATCTTCCACGTATTTATAAGTTCGACAAGATACTTTCAGACCGCACTGAATTCAGGGGGAGGATAGCCAACTGGATACAGGGTATTAGTGCTAAAGGAGCTGATAAAGCCGGGCAGAGAATTGAAAAGATAAATGCAGGTCTGAAAAATGCGGAGGAATCAGCGCCGCGCGCTGAGGCCCTGGCGAGTGATATCGCCGAAGCCGAGAAATGGTCCGGGAAAAAAATCCTACTCATGGAAGAGCTGGATAAACGCAATAAGCTCATATCTCAGGAAGCTGACACACAGGCGCGCCTTACCAGAATAGAAAAACAATTGGCTGATACTTCATCAGAAAGACTTCAGGCCAGAATGATGAAAGAAAGCTCTGATCTTAAAACACGGCTTGATGATATAGCTCAGGCTAAAGAAGAGCTTCCGGTCTATCAGCGCCATATGGAGTTGCTGGATAACCCACGGAAATACCGTTCTGAGCTTCGCCGACTGCAAAAACGGGCAAATTCAACCACAAGGCTGAATGCAAGCCGCGAGCGGGCTCTAAAGCAGATGGAACCTCTATCCCGAGAGGAAGCAGAGGACGCTGCTGACGAGATCGTGAATAAAATAATCGGCGCACCTTCCGGGCTTGTTCCTGCCGATATTATCCCGGAGAGACTCGTTGGCCGGGCTGGTTTCACCAAAAGCCGAACTCTGCTTATTCCCGATGAACGTATAGAGGATTTTCTGGAGTCAGATGTCAATCACATCATGGAAAGCTACCTCAGGCAGGTGGCTCCGGAAATCGAACTGACTGCGCAGTTCGGCCGTAAAGACATGGGGGATCAGATTCGCCAGGTTAGCGAAGAATATACGCGGCTGATCAAAGAGGCGAAAACGCCTAAACAACGCGCTGCGCTTGAAAAACAACGCGAAGCAGATATCAGGGATATAACTGCAATGCGCGACCGCCTTCTCGGTACCTACGGCGCCCCGCAGGATCCTCGCAGTTTCTTTGTTCGGGCTGGGAGGGTTGCAAGGAATGTTAACTTCCTTCGCCTGCTTGGCGGCATGACCGTCGCTGCGGCAACTGATCTGATGCGGCCGATGATGCAGCATGGTCTGCGTAAATCTCTCGGTCCTATGGCCAGCATGCTAAGGAACATGGATGCCGTAAAGATCGCCACAAAAGACCTGCGCGAAATGTCTGTTGGCCTGGAGTACGTTCTTTCAACGCGAACCAAAGCTATTGCCGACCTGACCGATCCCTACAGCCGGCGCACTGCATTCGAGCGAGGTCTTAACTGGATGACGCAAAAGTTTGGGAACTGGACATTGATGAACCAGTGGAACAGCGTGCTTAAATCGTGGTCAGGAATGATTGTGCAGTCGAGGATACTTGATGCGGCTCGGCAGATATCCAGCGGCGGCGAGATAGCCAAAACCGAATTACGCAAGATGGCGCAGGTTGGTATCAATGAGGATATGCTGCGGCGCATCGGTGAGCAGTTCGGTAAGCACGGCGAGGATATGGATGGACTTCTAACCGGCCACAGCCACTTGTGGGACGATCGTCACGTTAGGGAGATATTCCAGGCCGCGGTGCTGAAGGATGTCGATTCGGTGATTGTAACCCCTGGCGTTGGCGATACGCCGCTGTTCTTCAGTAAAGAGGGGTGGAAGCTGATCACACAGTTCAAAACGTTTATATTTGCTCAGCATAACCGCGTTCTGATATCTGGCATTCAGCAGGGCGATGCATCATTCTATCTTGGTGCTCTTGGAACTGTTGCGCTGGGCTCGATGGTGTATATGATGAAGCAAAAGCTTAGCGGTCGTGACATAGATTACAGCTGGAATAACCTTGTGAAAGAGGGGATCGACAGGGGCGGCATGCTGGGATGGTTGTCAGAGCCGCTGAACACCCTTGAAAATGTAAGCGGCGGCAGGTTTGGTCTTGGCGCGATGTTTGGGGCGCCGCCGGTATCCAGGTTCCAGAGCCGCAATGCTATAGGCGCATTGCTTGGGCCGACCTTCGATCTCGGTGGTGATGCTGCAACGGTGGCGCATGGGGTACTGAACGGAGAATTTGACAGCCAGCAAACCCACGCGGCCCGTAAAATGCTACCATTTCAGAACCTGTGGGCGATATCACCACTACTAAACAAAGTTGAAGAGCAGATGAAATAAGGAAATATCATGGGGATTCTTGGTAAGTTCGGTAATTTTTTAGAGAAATCTGGTGTTTCTGTTTTTTCAAAAGAAACATTAAAACTGCTTACCGAGATGAATGATCAGGGTGTTTACCAATCATCGCTTGCGGCAGTTGACTTTGCGTTATCAATGAGAAATGAAGAGCACTTTGAAACCTTCGTACTTTCGAGAATTCTTCTCGAGCCGTACCAGTCCAGCAATGATGAGCGCATGACCTTATACAGGATTATGCAAGACAATTATGGGCAGGGGTTAAAAATGTTCAAGAAATCATTAGCTTTCGCAAAACAGTATGGTGGAGAAGATATTGTTAAAGGTGAATTTAATTTCAAATTAATGGGTTTCAGAATAATTATGTTCAACCTTGCATATAATTCTAAATTAATTGATTTTGATATTGCCTCAAAGTTTTATGAAACCTTGTGGCGATCTACAAAAGGTGACACTCCTGATAATGCTATTGATGATTTTATACAAAGAGAAAAGTTAATGGTAAGTATCGGCGTATCCGATCCAACTGCGAATCAAAAAAAAGAGGATTATCAATTTTATAAGAATGTGATTTCTTTGTGGGCAAGTCGTGGAATCATGAATGTATGAATGAGTTAAACAGGCCGCTTTCGCGGCCTTAATTATCACTGACCGCCGGGGCGGGAGTCAGCAGAACGGCCACCACAGCGTGAGCCATCAGCTGCGGTGTCATCAGGATGCTGGCAGTTACCAGCAAAAGCCTGTGCAGAAGAACCCAGAGACAACAGAACAAACAGCACTGCGAATGCTTTTTTCATTTTCACTTACCATGTGTAGACCACTGAACCGTGGCTTTATGATTGTAGCGCTGTGCTCAGATTTCATCCATTAAAAAGCCCGCTATGCGGGCTTTTTGCTAATGGAGTTTATCTTTGCTGATTACAAGTAGGCGATGGGTATGAATATCTTGATCATTACCCCAGCAGAAGTCAGCCCACACGCTGTAGAAATCATCCCATGATGTCATAAACGTTAACGGACGGTCTTCTTCAGTACCATCAGAAACGTATACATGATAACCATTAGTAGTAATGGCCCATGAGATCATTCGCTCCCAGAATCTTCTGCCATCTAACGTTTGCTGCTCGTCAGATACCACAATCGCATAGTTTTCAAGGAAGAATGCGAAGAATATCTGAGGAAGACCATGTACAGCTCGGTCATGGATCACATTAGGTGTACGCCAGACTAAAATCTGAGTACAGCTTTTTCTGGTTTCAACAATGTCTTCGCGAAAAACGAGTTTAACTGCATAGACTGTCTCAGGATTTTCGCTGTCTGTGATAAGCCTGTAATGGTCATCTCTGAGCGACTTAACAAGGCGATAACCATAAGGCGTAGTAAACCCCGGCAGAGTAAAGTCCTGCACACCTTTGGCAATGTAGCCTTCAGTGTGAGTAACATTTTTCTCTGACATGTTCAGTTTTCTGTCGAAATCTGCTTCAGGGATTATGTATGGCATCGCTTTTCTTATCGAGTTCAGGTTCATTTCGTCCTCCATGTCATGGTGTCGGACGTATCAGGCATCTAAAAGATACTCAACAAAAGGTTGAATGACCTTTGAGGTAATCTTAATCATTTTTGAGCAATGATGCAAAATGAATTGAGATGAAAAGCGATGAATAGGACGAATGTACAAACGCATTCAAAGGCGCTTCCCTGCGCCAGCAACCTCAGTAACCCTTGGCCTTAGCCATCACGTACTGAGCATGCGTCTCTATGTCGCGCAGTACGGCGCCGATACTAACAATGTAGCTGAGCATGGCCGTGACCTCCGCCGCCGCGCCGGATACGTCATGCCCGTCAGCATCGAGTTCGCGGAGCAGCTTCATCACCATTGAGCTTTTCGCCAGTTCACGCAGGCCAT